TGCTTGTCTGACATCTCTTCATACTCTGCAAAAGCTTTGTACTCTATCTCAGGCATTCCAACTGTATCAAGTAACAAGCTGTAAGCATGTTGATGTATTGATTCCATGTTTGCAAAAGAACCCATCATCATTCTAGCTTCTGGCTTTTTAAAGATAGGCATGTACTTATCTACATAACCTGCACCTACATCTACATCAGACTGTGTAAACAATCTAAATATTTGTGTAAGTAAATTCTTTTCTATACTTGAAAGTTCCTGCCAATCTTTGACATCTGTATGTAGTGGTACAGATTCAGGCATCCAGTGCATTTGATTCTGCAGTACATAGTAGTCAAACATCCATGGATATTCAAATGGTTTGTAGTAATCTCTTGTTGTTAATAAGCTCATAATTTTTCTTCCTTTGGTAAATATACTATTGTTAATGAATTACATTTAGGACAACTTAGGTTAGTCTCCATAATATAATCTTCGTCTTCTTCTTCTATGTCGTGGTCTCCGCCCCATATTAATTGTGTATTACAATGCCAACAATTCATGTTAAATCAGCCTCCACATAATCAGCAGGTTTTACTATCTCGTAAGGTGCTTCTGTTTCAATAACTACTCTAGCACCACAAGGTAGTATAGGTTTATCGTTACCACCATATTTAATAGTACATTCTCCTAGTACTTTTACCTCGTGGCAATAAGTATTTGTTCTACCTTCTTTGATAGTAATAACAGGCTCGTTAGTACCATGTTTCTTATTTGCTCTAATTTTATGTTGATTAACATGTATATATTTTTTAGCCATGTTATCCCTCACATGCGATACATTCTGTATCTTCTAAATTTATTCTTGGTACTTTAACATTTACATTCTCTACTGTACGAGCAGCATTAGAACGGAAATAGTAAAGCGATTTAAGTTTGTTCATACCATACCAGTGAACATCATTTACGTACTGCATGTATTCATCATGTACTTCTTGAGGTTCTGTTGCCTTTGGTAAAGTAAAGAACAGGTTGACTGATTGTGCTTGACACACAAACTGTTGTCTTTGATGTGCATGTTCTACTATCCATATTTGGTTTAGTTCATTTGCAGTTTTAAATATTTCTTTTTCATCATCAGTAAGAATATCTAAGTGCTGTACTGAACCATCACTACCAGATATATCTTTCCAAATGTTTTCTAACTCTTGTGCTTTTAATCCTTTAGACTTTAAAATCTTTTCTAGATATTTATTCTTAACTTGATAACTTCCGGATAAAGTTTTGTGAGTATAGCAGTTAGCCCTGTAAGGCTCAATACTAGGAGAAGTCCCACTACAGATGATACCGCTACTAGCGTTAGGAGCAATAGCAAGAAGATTAGCATTACGCTTACCACTACCATGGATGTCAGGAGCTTCGCCCCTCTCAATAGCCAACTCTCTAGTTGCTTCTTTCGCTTTTCCTTTAATGTAAGTGAATGCCTTAAAGTTAAACCCAGATGCGTAAATACCCTCGAAAGGTAATCCCCTAGACTGAAGATAAGCGTGGAAACCCATAGCACCAAGACCGAGACTCCTTTCTCTATACGCTGAGTAGGCACTTTTGGTAAAGCCTTCTTTACCTTCTTTAACATATTTTTGAAAGCGTTTAAAATTCGCACTGTATTCTCCTAACTGTGTTGTGTCTATTGCATTGTCAATGTAGTGCTGAAGTATATTGTCAAGCATGGTTATTAAATCTTGTATAAAGTTATCATCCTTTGACCAAGTATCAAAGTGTTCTAAGTTTACAGAAGACAAACAACATACTGCTGTTCGTTCTTCGTTAGTAGGTAAAGTAATTTCTGAACATAGATTACTTTGTCTAATTTTTAATCCTAAATCTTTTTGTTGTTTAGAAAGAGCTTCGTTACATTTATCAATGTTTACCATGTAAGGTTCGCCTGTCTCTGCTCTAGCATTTATTATCTGCCACCATAAATCTCTAGCGTTAATAGTCTTAACAGCTTCATTAGTTTTAGGGTCAATCAATCTCCAGTCTTCATCTAACTCTACAGCTTTAAGGAAAGCATTAGTAATGTTGATACCGTTATGAAGATTAAGATTCTTTCTGTTTATATCTCCACCAGATTCTTTTCTCATGTTTATAAACTCTTCAATCTCTGGATGACTGATGTCCATGTAAGCCGCATAAGAACCACGTCTTGTTGTACCTTGGTTAAAGGCTAACATCTGTGAATCAACTACATGCATGAAAGGAATTGAACCAGTAGAACGACTGCCATGAGTAGTAGAAATACCATTACTTCTAATATCTCCCCAATATCCACCGATACCACCACCCGAACTTGCCAACCATATGTTCTCATCATAATGAGCTGATAGACCACCCCTACTATCAGGAACATAATTAAGGAAGCAACTGATAGGAAGCCCACGAGTAGTTCCCCCGTTGCTAAGTATAGGAGTGCTAAACATGAACCAACGAGAGGAACTGTAGTCATAAAGTCTTTGAGCCAATTCAAAATCCGTATCGCCTTTAAAAGTTGCTCCAAAGACCGAGGCTCTTGCGAATGCTTCTTGGGCATGTGTTTCTCCTTCCCAAAGATATCTATCCTTGAGTGTGTCTAAACTAAATCTATCAAATGTTTTTTCTCTATCATAATCTATCTCTATGCCTAGGTAAGGTTTCTTTCCTATCTTATCTTCAACCATTGTCTTGTTCCTTATTGTTTACGTATATTGCTATTATAGCATAGTGTATTATTTTATATAGGTCTAAATTATTTTTACCGTTCTTTTTACCAAACCTCATAGCATACTTCATAATGTTTCCAAGACAGAATCCTTCTCCATAGCCGGAATCAATTATCATATCTGTTGCTTGATACTTACCATTAGCATAGTGTTGGTCATACGTATTACCTACGTAAGCTTTTAATTCATTTAATATTTTATCTTCGTTAAATTTATAATTCACTTTTCCATTCCTCTGGTAATGTCTCTTCACTATACCATGTAAAATTATTTTTCTCTGCCCATTCAGCATGAGTTCTTTTTGTTCCATCTTTTCTTTTCTTAGCTTGAGGCATTGGAGAGAAGGGCTTCTGAAATAAGAAGACTAACTCATAGTCTTTAGGTAAAGCTTCTCTAATATGTATGTACTTACTATACTCTGCATAGTCCCAGAATCTACCTTTAGCTTCTAACAATACAATCTTATTATTAAACATCTTCACAAAGTCTGGCTCATACTTATGCTTAACAACATAAACTATTTTTTCCCCATGATGCATCCAGTCTTTGAGAATGGTTTGATGTATATCAAATTCCCATTTACTGTCGTACCCTTTAGCTACGTTTACCTTCTTTGGTCTAGGTTTTCTTGGTACTCTTCTAACCACTTAACTCTTCCAAATGAAAATTAGGATTTTGTTTTACTTTCTTATAGAACCATCTAAGACTATAAGCACTTAACATAAATCTATTGTTAGCAAAGATATGTGTTTGCTCCGGTAGAAACTCATGTAAGTTTTTCTTAGTAATCTTACTAGCATCTTCTCCTTCAGGAGTCATGCTTTGAATCCAACCTATAAGTAATCCTTCAGCCTTACGTCTTAATAGTTTTGATTTCTTACCACTCATATTTGTGTTACCTCTATAACATTAGGAACTTTAGGTACTTGAGTTAAGTATCTATACCCTGTTGAATATTTAAATACTCTTAACCCTTTACCATCGTTAGCATCTTTATGACAATCATGTTTAAACCTACACCAAGTACAACCCCTTGCAAGTTTCATGTTACCAGACTTACCATCTGGTTCATCATCATAACACTTATCAGGTGGTGTTGCTAACTTAACAGCCTTTTTAATATCAGTTATTTTCTTTTTGATATTAGGCTTATCAAAGTTATCAGGCTTGAACATAGCTAACTCCCCAGACTCTTTATTGAGAGCAAGGAAACCACCATGAGTAGTTCCTTCTGCTGATTCATACCCTGCTAATTGAGCCATGTATCCGAATGGGTCATCCTCTGCTAGAGTACCATCTTTAAATTTCTTAAAGGCATAGTTAGAAGCAGTCTTAACATCAACAACTTCTCCATCAATAACACAGTCCATGTGTCCTTTGATTCCAGATACTGTTATTTCTTTTTGTTCACTAGTAACTTCATGTCCAGATAACTTAACAAGAAATAAAACTATCTCTTCAAGTAAGTGTCCATACAAGAACTTAATAAATGTAGGTGGAGATATGACTTCTGTATTCTCAGAATCAGAGTTCATCTCATACCATAATTGTCTAGGTTGTTTACCTATGTTAGACATTCTTAAACTAGGTTTACCTCTTGGACTAGGATGAGACCAGTCATGTAGAATCTGTTTCATTGACTCTCCAAACTGTTCGATTGACTCTTCATCTATGTTTAGATGTTCGCCTTTTCCTAATGCCGACAATTCATTATATATATCTTCTACTAATGTGTCAAGTGTTTTCTTATTTTTTTTCATCTTCAGTTTCCTTAAATGCTTTAATAACATCTGATGAGAATAATTTCTGAAGATTAACTAAGAACATTCTACTAGCGTTATGGTCTCCACCACATACAGTTTTAAAACTATCAAGGTCATCAACAATAGTTCTAAGTACATCTGTTTTAAATACAAGAGTACAGAACTCGTTGTCTCCTACACATAAGTTATGAAACCAATAGTCTGATTCTGTTGCTCTAATTCCTGATGGTTTATTCCAAGACTCATACTCTATACATATGTTACCTGTCTTCATCCACATACCTTTCTCTGATTTAACTTCTATCTTCTTACCAGTTAGCATGTCTTTTATTTTATCTTCTCTTATCTCTCCATACTCTAGGTCAATATCAAATTTCTTTCTGTCTTCTTTAGTGGGTTTCACTCCAGTTACCTCCTATCTTGTATTCGCCATCCAGAGGACAACGAAGATTAAAATGTGTTCCTGCTTTTACTATACTGTCTACAGCTAATTGCCCTACCTTATCAGCATGACACTTAGGAACTTCTATCTGCCATTCATCATGTATGTTAGCTACGAATTTATATTCCATGTTATTTAATTGTAGCAACTCATCTAGTATAACCAATCCTTGTTTCATTACAATAGCACCTGCACCTTGTAGCAAAGTGTTCAATGCTGAATGTTGATTACGAACATATAGCTTCCTACCGTCTAATCCTTTGAGGTAGTTTTTTGCTGAAGCTCTTTGTACTCTGTCTCTAAGAGACTTAAATGTAGGCTTATTATCAAAGAAATATTGTCTAGCTCTCTTACCATCTGATGTACTTCC